TCGACAATGCGGCGAAGGGGCAAGATCCACAGACCGTGCTGTCGGTCTACAGCGCGCCGATCGACGCTGACCCGTTCGCGGAAGAAACGCTGCGGGCCTGCAACCCGGCTTGGGGCGACTTTCTGAACGCAGACGAGGTGCTGCGGACGCGAGACACGGCGCGGGCCATGCCTTCGCAGGAGGCGTCCTATCGCAACCTGCACCTGAACCAGCGGGTGGACATGGCGGCGCCATTCGTCAGCCGCAGCGTCTGGGTGGGATGCGCGGCGCCGGTAGTGCCTAGCTTCGCCGGGATGCCCGTCTTCGGCGGGCTCGACCTCTCGGAGGTGTCCGACCTGACCGCGCTGGTCCTTGTGGCGCCGGTCGATGGCGTCTGGCACGTCCGGCCGACGTTCTGGCTGCCTGGCGATGGGCTGGCGGAGAAGGCCCGCAAGGACCGGGTGCCCTATGATGTCTATGCCAAGCAAGGCTGGCTGCAGACGACGCCGGGGCGGACGGTGGATTATGAATATGTCGCCGCGCACCTGTGGCGGCTGTCGCGGGAGTGCGATCTGCGGAAGATCGCCTTTGACCGCTGGAACTGGCGGCACCTGAAGCCTTGGCTGGCAAAGGCGGGGTTTTCCGAAGAGCAGCTTGAGGGCGACGAAGCGCTGTTCGAGCAGATGGGGCAGGGCTTCCAAAGCATGTCGCCCGCGCTGCGCGACCTGGAAAGCGCGCTTCTGACGCAACGGATTGCCCATGGCGGGCACCCTGTCCTTGAGATGTGCGCCCGCAACGCGACGGTGCAGGCCGATCCGGCGGGCAACAGGAAGCTGTCGAAGATCAAGAGCCACGGGAGGATAGACGGAATGGTGGCTCTGGCGATGGCGATGAGTGTGGCGGGGACATTCGAGGCCCCCAGCACCGAGAAGTCCTTCTGGGAAACCGCCTGATGAGTTTCTGGTCGCGCCTGATCGGCCGCAAGGGCGTTTCGTCCGAGCAGATTTGGCGTGAGGTCTACGGCGGGCGCGCGAGCCGGTCCGGGGTGGATGTGAACTGGCAGACCGCCCTGCAGGTGGCGACCGTGCTGGCCTGCGTCCGAGTGATCGCCAACGGCGTGTCGCAGGTGCCGTTCCGCGTGTACCAGGACGACGGGATCGCGAAGAAACCAGCGGTGACGCACCCGCTCTACCGCGTGCTGTACCGCCGCCCGAACGGCTGGCAGACGAGCTTTACCTTCAGGGAGACGCTGACCTACCACCTGGCGCTGACCGGAAACGCCTTTTTCTGGAAGGGCGCGGTCGGTCGCGGCCGGGAAATCCGGGTGTTGGAACCGATCGACCCGGGCCGCGTGCAGGTGCGCCGGGCCTTCGACGGGGCCATGACCTACCGGGTGCAGGCTGACGACGGGGCGGCGGTCGAATTCGCCTCAGATGCGATCTGGCACATCCGGGGCCCGTCGTGGAATTCGTGGATGGGCCTCGACGCGACCCGGCTGGCCCGTGACGCAATCGGCCTGTCGATCGCGACGGAATCGGCCCACGCGGACCTGCACAAGGGCGGCGCGCGGATCAGCGGCCTGCTGTCGATGAAGGACAAGATCGGGAACGAGAAGTTCGAGTTCCTGTCGGCCTGGCTGGACCAGCACTCGGAAGGCGGCAAGCGCGCAGGCAAGCCGATCATTCTGGACAACGAGGCGAAGTACACGCCGCTCGCGATGAGTGGCGTGGATTCGCAGCACCTGGAAACGCGGAAGCACCAGATCGAGGAGGTTTGCCGGTCGTTCGGTGTGATGCCGATCATGGTCGGGCATTCGGACAAGACGGCTACCTATGCCAGCGCGGAGCAGATGTTCCTCGCCCATGTCGTTCACACGCTGCTGCCCTGGTACGAGCGGATCGAGCAGAGCGCAGACGTGTCACTGCTGTCTGAAGAGGACCAGGCCAACGGCTACTACTGCAAGTTCACGCCGAACGGCCTGATGCGCGGCGCGGCGAAGGACCGGGGCGAGTTCTACACAAAGGCGCTAGGCGCGGGCGGGCACGGAACGGCGTGGATGACGCCGAACGAGGTCCGCGCGCTAGAGGAAATGGACAGCATCGAGGGCGGCGACCAGCTGCCCGCAGGGACGCAGCCGGCAGCGCCTACGGGGGGCCAGAATGGAACGGATTGAGGTCAAGTTCGCGACCGATGACGTGGACGCCAAGACTGGCGAGTTCTCGGGCTACGGCGCGGTCTTTGGAAACGTGGACAGCTACGGCGACGTGATCGCGCCGGGCGCCTTCAAGGGCACGCTGCGCGACTGGAAGAAGGAAAAGAAGCTGCCGCCGATGCTGGTGCAGCACGGCGGCTGGATGATGGGCGACATGGACGCCCTGCCGGTCGGCATCTGGACCGATATGGTGGAGGACGAGACCGGGCTGAAAGTCTCGGGCCGGATCATCAACCTCGACACCGATCGCGGCAAGACCATTCACGGGGCCATGCGCGAGGGTGCGCTGGACGGCCTGTCGATCGGCTACCGGGCGAAGAAGTTCACGCTCGGGACGAAGCCGGAGGAGCCTCGGCGCAAGCTGGAGGTGCTCGATCTGATCGAGGTGTCGGTCGTGACGTTTCCGGCCAACGGTCTGGCTCGGGTGTCGGCGGTCAAGGCCGCCGATCGCGTCAAGACCATTCGGGATTTCGAGGACTTCCTGCGGGATGCAGGCGGTTTCTCGCACGCCGCGGCGAAGGCAATCGCCTCGCACGGCTTCAAGGGAGCGGACCCTCGGGATGAGGACGTGACCGATCTGGCGGCGCTTCTGCGCCGCAATGTCGAAATCGTGTCCAGATCATAGAGGAGGCACACATGCCGTTGGACAACATGGACGAAATCAAGGGTCTGATCGAAGCCCAAGGAAAGGGCTTCGAAGCGTTCAAGGCGACCCTTGACGAGATGAAGAAGTCGGACGTGGTCACGTCCGAGAAGCTGGCCAGGATCGAGAAGGATCTGGACGCGGCGGTCGAGGCCAAGGCCAAGATCGAGGCGCGGATGGATGCCGAGCGCAAGGAGCGCGAGGATCTGGAGCTTCGACTCTCGAAGTTGGGAGCTCGTGGTGGCGACGAGAAGAAGGCCGCTGCGGTGCGCGAGTTCCAGCAGGTCGTCAAGAGCATCAACGCCGAACGCGGCCGCGTTGCACCGGCGATTGATGAGGCGGCCTATGATGGCTACAAGTCCGCGTTCCAGCGCTTCGTGCGTGACGGCAAGGATGCTCTTGATGCCGCCGAAGTCAAAACCCTGTCGGTGGGCGCCGACCCGGACGGCGGTTTCCTGGTGACGCCGGACATGTCCGGCCGGATCGCGAAGCGTGTCTTCGAGACCTCGCCGATCCGCCAGATTGCCAACGTGCAGGCGATCTCCAGCGACAAGCTGGAAGGCATCGAGGACCTGGACGAGGCGGCCGCTGGCTGGGTCGGAGAGACGCAATCGCGCGGTGACACCACCACGCCGCAGGTCGGGAAGTACGCGATCGAGGCGTTCGAGGTCTATGCCAAGCCGAAGGCCACGCAGAAACTGCTGGACGACGCCTCGGTGGACATCGAGGCCTGGCTGGCCGACAAGGTCGCGACCAAAATCGCCCGAGTCGAGAACCTCGCCTATGTGCGCGGCACCGGTGCGGCACAGCCCCGCGGCTTCACGAGCTATCCGGCGCTGTCCGATGATGGGTCGGGCGTGACCTGGGGATCGCTTGGCTACGTCGCCTCGGGGGCCAGTGCGGACTTCGCTACGACCAACCCGGCCGACAGGCTGTTCGATCTGATCGGCACGCTGAAGACCGAGTACCTGACGAACGCCCGGTTCGTGACGCGCCGCAGCGTCATCACCAAGATCCGGAAGTTCAAGGACGGCGACGGCGCCTATCTGTGGCAGCCCTCGCTTGGTGCGGGCCTGCCGGAACTGCTGGCGGGCTATCCGATCACCCGGGCCGAGGACATGCCGGCGCTGGCGGCGAACTCGATGTCGCTGGCCTTCGGTGACTTCCAGCAGGGCTACCAGATCGTGGACCGTCTCGGTCTGCGCACGCTGCGCGACCCCTACTCGGACAAGCCCTACGTCCTCTTCTACACGATCAAGCGCACCGGCGGCGCGGTCGTGAACTTCGAGGCCATCAAGCTGATGAGGTTCGCGGCTTCCTGATCGGGCCGCTGTTGCCCGCACAGGGCTGATCGAGAGAGGCGGGGCCGTGACGGCCCTGCCCATCCCCCACCCATGCAAGAGGAGTGCACCAGATGCACGGCATCACGGACAACCTGCAGATCGCCTATGTCGGGGCGGCGATCACCAACGCATCGAACACCGACAGCAACTCGACGCGAATCGACATGGCGGACTACGAGAGCGTCGCTTTCGTCAGCACCATCACCGACTGCGCCGCAACCGGCGTCGCCGGGCTCAAGATCGAGCAGAACGACGCGGACAGCGACAGCGGCATGACGCTGGTCACCGGCACCGACGCCACGGTCACCTGCGCGGTCAACGACGATCAGAACGGCAAGACCCTGATCGCCGAGCTGCGCAACCCGACGAAGCGGTATGTGCAGGCGGTGCGGACCTCGGCCACGGCGAACATCGCCTTTGGCGAGATCATCGCGATCCTGACCCCGAAGCGCACCTCTGGCGCGCAGCACTCGACGGTTGCTGACCGC